CTTGACATCGTTGAAGCGGGGTTTGTTGTCGAGGTTGTTCAACACCCAGCGCAGTTGCGCCCGCATGTAGTCCAGCTCGATGTGCCACTCGTGCTCTTGTCCTTCTGTCATTTCACTTCTCCTTGGTTTGGGGGCAGGGTATATACGGTATGGTGCGCCGCCCTCCAAAAGCGCACCATCCGATCGGGGACAAGTTGTCCCCGTTATTTCTTGAGCACGCCATGCCATGTGCGTGGCAGTGCCCCGTCGTCTCGCTCCCAACGCTTAAGCAGGAAGCAGGCACGTGTTGCCTTGGCCACACGGTCGGCTAACCTCACGTGCAAGTCCTTGCGGTTCTCCTTCAGCTTGCGTCCCACCTCCTCGGCCTGCGCTTTGCGTGTGTCAAAACTCTGCTGAGCAATCATGTGCAGGCGGGTAAGCCGTTCCAACTCCTGCTCAGCCACAGCCAACAAAGACTGGCGCTTGTCCTCGAACTTGTCCGGCGCATCCACCCGTTTGAACGGCTCTTTCATCCTTGCGTGCTTCTTGCGTGGCACAGCGGCCATCCACGCATCAAACTTTTCCTCGACACCTCTGCGAAGTTTTGGGGAAATCCAATCAACCCAGTGCACACCATTGTTGGGTACAGGAAAGCCCTTGTTGTCCCGCTTGTACCGCTCGGTCATGTGTCTGGCCAACTCGGACGGGGTGAAGCGTCGATGCTTGACGGGCTTGTCTGTTTCGTACTCCGAGCGTAGGTTGCTCACCTCACTGGGCGAAAGCACAGAAAGATTACCTGCGTACTCGTCAAAAGTCATTGGCACTTCGCGCATCGCCATCATCCGGCCAATCAAATGCAAGCGGGTGTGCTCTAACACCTCGGCGTACTCCATGAACACATCGACACGCAACGCATCGCTCGGGTCGTACGCGGCACTTGATCTGGCATTGTTCCACTCTTGCCTAAGCGGGGTCAGTATGGCCCGCCACGCATCACGGTGGATGCGGGTGAACAACGTGTCTGCCGCACGCTGCTTTCGCAGTATCTGCGCTTCGGTAAGCAGCAGTTCTTGTTCGGGGACACTGTGTCCCTGTCGTTTGAGTTGAGCCCGTAGCTCATGATGGGTGAGGTCTGCGTGACGAATTGCCATGGTCAAAAGTCCTTAAGAGTTAAAAGTGTCCAAGTCTATCAGAAAATGTCCAACTCTTATGGAGTTGGCCGGAAGTGTGGACAGTAAAAAACCGCATAAACACTGGGCTTGCGGGCACTGCGTCCACCAAACGGTATAAAAACAGGAAAACAAAAACGACTTATAAATAAACACAAACAAAAAAGAAAAAAGAACACACACATAGAGAGATACCTATATATATTTATCTAATAAGTTTATATATATATTAGGGGACGCAACTGAACAAACGCCAATCAAATCAACGACTTAGCGCGTCCTGAATTCCGGCCAAGTCCTTAAGGGTTGGATATCTGTCTGATGAGTCTTTTTGTGTGTACCTGAGTATTACTTTCAAAGAACGGGGACAAAACGTCCCCGTTCGCCCCATTAAAAGAGCTCACGCTGAGCGCCAAGCTGGGTCTTCCACATCTGATATTCACGCTGGCTGGTGAAGACGAGGCCGTGCCTGTGGAGTTCTGCCTTTCGCCACACGTGGACGTGGGTTTGTGAGCCGTAGCTGATGGTTTGCAGGTGGTACGCCTGACCACGGACTTCGATGGTGCCCTGCTCGGACACGATGGGGTTGGTAAGGTTGCGCATAGAAACTCCTGAATGCGAATCGCTCTTATTGCGATGCGTGTTTGACAAGAAACGAAACAACGGGCCAGCCTCACGCTGACACCGTTGCAGGGAAACAACAGGGACAAACTGTCCCCGATCACTTGGCAAAGGCTTGAGCCAGTGCTTTGGCGGCCAGACTGCGTGCACCTTCGTACTGTTGCGCCAGCTTGGCCAGCTTCGCAGCAGCGGCCAACAACTCTGCAGGGACTTCGATCTCCTCGGTTGCGTTGCTGGTCTTGCCCACGATGTCGCTCACCAAGCGGCCCAAGGCCTTGCGGCAGGCTTCGTAGTTGGCATGGGTCTTGTCGAGCACCTTGGTGCCTGTGGCTTTGCCAGCACCGTCAACCAGCGGCACTGCATACTTGGGGAACGATGCGACCTCGGGCAACAAGGCCGCACGAATGGCCTCGGTGGTCTGCCCCTTGTAGGTGGTGCGAAGGGACTCGATGCCGGAGCCGTAGGCGAATGCGGCAGTGAGAACGGCGTGGACAGTAGAACGTGTAGACATGAGAAGCTCCTAGAGTTGCATGGGGACGAAATGTCCCCGATCGACTAGAGACCTATTCCCTAACCGATGCCTCTATTGTATGGAAGGGGGTGTTTCTAAGCATTACTGGCAGGGCAGAATGGTATACCTTAGACCCCACCGTACCCCCACCAAGCCCTGTATGGAGCAGCAAGGCCAGTCCACATGAACACTGTTCCTCACCCGCTCCCAGCATCTTTGTAATACCTAACTATTATTTTAAAAATCCAAATATAGCTTTGTCTAAGTTTTGACAACATATCCCACCCCAAAAAATTTCTAAAAAATTTTGAAAAAACCCGGCAGGTGGGCCCCGGCCCACAAAGGCGAAAAAAAAACCCAGCGCTGTGAAACGCTGGGTTTAAATGGGTCCCTTGACCCAAGGAGAAGCAAAGCCTTGCGGCGTCGCCAATGTGAGTGTACACTTTGCGCATCGGGACAGCAACCCGCAACTCCGCTTGGACCAAATGTTAGAACACCTGATTTCATCAGACCTCGACCCCACGGTCTTCATGGACATCCCTGAAGATTTCACGCCTGTGGAAAAAGCAGGGCCGACAGAAGTGATCGACGCTCAGGTAAAGACCGCCGACTGGCTCAAAAAAATGGGGTTGGACGACGACAAGGTCACCGACAACGCCCAAACAGACACAGCCCGCGCCGCATTCGCTGCACTCACTACAGGCTCCACCCCCGCATCTGTTCAGTTAGCGCTTACTAACATGAAGGCCCCCGCTGCTGTGCAGCATCTGGTGGGCATGTTGACCGCCTACGACTGGGAGTTCGTTAATCAGGCCAAGGAGCTGCGCGGCTACGCCGTGGCTAAGATTCTGGAAGACTGTGAAAACCCCAACGCCAATATCCGTCTGAAGGCGCTTGGACTGCTGGGCAAGGTCACAGAGGTGGGCCTGTTCACTGAGAAGATCGAGGTCAAGCAAACGGACCTGACCGAGGCCGAGATTGACAAGCGCCTGAAAGAAAAGCTGGCCAAGTTCATGAATGTCTCAGACGCCGAGGTCACGGACATCGTAGAAATCACCCCCACAGATGACGACCAACCCGCCACTGACGCCTGAACAGGCTGCGGCTCTGTTCAAAAACCTCGGCAAGCTCACGGCTGCCGAGAAGATGGAGGCGTTGGAGCTGCTGGACAAGGCGCAGGAGCACCAGCAGAGAAATCTGGCCCGAACCGACATGATCGAGTTCGCCAAGAGCGTGTATCCGGGTTTCAAGATCGGGCCGCACCACAGGAAGCTGGCCAAAATTTTTTCGGAGGTGATCGCCGGGACCAAAAAACGCGTGATCATCAACATTGCGCCCCGTATGGGTAAGTCCGAGTTCAGCTCCTACCTGTTTCCGGCGTTCTTCTTGGGCAACTTTCCCCAGAAAAAGATCATCATGGGCACCCACACCGCTGGTCTGTCCGAGGATTTTGGTCGCCGGGTGCGAAACTTACTGGCTGACGAGGACTACCATGCCCTTTTCCCTCAAACGCTGGTGGCCGACGATCAAAAGGCTGCCGGTAAGTGGTCTACAAGTGCTGGCGGTCAGTATTACGCTGCTGGTGTCGGCGGCGCTCTTGCTGGTCGTGGTGCTGATCTGTTCGTTATTGACGATCCCCACTCGGAGCAGGACGTTAAGGCCAACTCACGGCTGGCTTTCGACACTGCGTGGTCTTGGTTCCAGACCGGGCCGCTCCAGCGACTGATGCCGGGCGGGGCGATCATCATCGTGATGACGCGCTGGGGCAAGCTGGACCTGACCGGACGCCTGATCGACTACCAAGCCAAGAACCCGGAGGCCGAGCCGTGGGAGATAGTCGAACTCCCCGCAATTCTCAACGAAGATACTGAGAATGAAAAAAGCCTTTGGCCAGAGCAGTGGCCGCTGGCCACCCTCAAGGCGACCAAGGCCAGCATCGACCCCCAGTACTGGAACGCCCAGTACATGCAGCAGCCCACCAGCAACAGCGCGGCCATCATCTCACGCAAATCTTGGCGCATTTGGGAGGGCGACGAGCCGCCACGGTGCGACTACATCATCCAGAGCTGGGACACGGCATTTGAAGCCAAGACCACGGCTGACTACTCTGCGTGCACAACATGGGGTGTGTTCTACAACGAGGAAGAACGCGATCAGGCGCAGGTGATCCTGTTGGACGCGTTCAAAGACCGGATGGCATTCCCGGAGCTTAAGGCCATTGCGCTCAAACACTTCAAAGAGTGGACGCCCGATGCGTTCATTGTGGAAAAGAAAGCCGCTGGTGCGCCGCTGATCCAAGAGCTTCGGGCCGTGGGCATTCCGGTCGATGAGTTCAGCCCCAGCAGGGGGAACGATAAAATCGTGCGGCTTAACGCCGTGTCCGAC